GAGAAATCGTAAAAGCAACAGCAAGAGATAATAACACAATAACAGTTGAAAGAGCTTTCGAAGAATGTGTTGCAGATGATACAGCAAATCCAAAGACATTGCAACAATCACCATTTAATTTTGTTGCTGGTGATAGTGTTTCATTAACATTAACAAGTGAATTGGTAACAGATTTGCAAAACGAGATTACAAGGCAATTAAATAATCTTGAAACAGCACAAACATGCATAACAACAGATGAACAAAGAATAAGTGATATTGAAACTTTTATCAATAACTTATAGTAAAAAATGGCAGTAGATGATGGAAATTTTACAACGATATGCCCACTTGCATATACCAACATTGAAGTTCATTATTGTAAATGATGATGATTTATAACAAGTTGGCAAGGAGTTGATAATCTTTGAAATTCATTACAATGATGAAATGTGAGATTATATGATGATGATCCAACGAATGTAAAAGCACCAGTGATATGATGATATGAATTCGACCATCGAGAATTTACAGATTCCAATGGTTGCAGACAGTGTGTGAGTGATAATCCAATTTCTTTATTAACTTGTAGAACACAATAATGACAACATATTGTTTAAATCCTAATGAAACATGGCTTGCAGTGTATACATTGAACACTGCAACAATGCCAACAAACAATGTTGTATTTTCAGATTTAATTGCTGATTTAAGTGCGAATTGAACAAGTGCAACAATAAAAGCATGAGAATGAGCAATGTTTGAAACATGAATGATTGCAACAATAGAACAATTAAATTCTGAATGAAAAGCAACAGCAAGAGAAGTAATCTTAATCAATGGAATTACTGATAATGTTTTGAATATCACAAGATGATATGAAAAGTGTGTTCAAGATGATACAGCAACACCAAAAGCATTATGAAATACACCAAAAGCATTTACAACATGAGCAAGAATCAGTGTTTATGTAAGTAAAGCATTATTGAGTGGAGTTCAAACAAGATTACAGCAAGTTAATTGCCCATGTAATACGAGTGTGTATAATCAAGCTCTTGCAATGACAAATGAGATTGATTCATGCTGTGATAATTGGCGAGCAAAATTATATGATAAATTATCATGTAAATGCTGATATTCAAGTGTATTCGGAAGCTGATGTGATGGAGATTGTGTAATGAGTTGAGAAGTATATTTATGTGCAAACAAAACATACGAATTCAATAATTTAACAATCAATGCATGAGCAAGAGTAAGATTTGAATGACAGTGAGTTCCAAAAATAAGAGTAAGAAACAGATTCATAAATAATTGAATCATTGATACAAGATGATGACAATGCACATGAGCATGTTCTTTCAGTGAACAAGTTACATGAACAACAATATCAAATCTTTCAACAAATTGGAATCCACGAGCTTGATGAAGCGGTGGTTGAAGTGCATGAGATCATTGTTACGGTGATCCAGGTGCATGAAAATCTTGATGCAATGGAAATATAAATTGATGATGAGCTGGTTGAGATGCATGTTCAAACGGAACAGATGCAACATGCGGATGTCCAGCAAGTTGATTCAATGGTTGAACTGGATGAAATGGTTGATGGAGAACATACACTGGTTGATGATGAGGTGGTGGTTGATGATGATGATGAAGATTCGGTAACGGTTGAAACTGATGACAATGATGAGCATATAAAACATATTACTGATATAATGGTTGAAGATGATGAAACGGTTGAAATGCTGGTTACTGGTGAACTGGTTGAAATTGATGAGATCGTTGTTCACAATGAGCATATAATCTCTGATGACATTGATGAAATTGATATATTTGATGAAATTGAACATCTTGATGAAATGGTGGTTGTTGAGTAATCCAATGATGAAATGGTTGATGATCACCAAGCATATGTTGGTGAAGTGGTTGAAAATGATGAGATGCAGTAAACAATACATTCTGAATCTTATTAACTGCAAGAATACTTGATAACTCAAACGGAAAAATCTGTTCAAAGTGATGAAATGGTGGTAATGGTTGAAACTGAAATTGAAGTAATTGTTGCACATGGTATACAAATTGATGACAATGATGAAATGGTGCAAATGGTTGATGTGTTATAATGATTTACTGAAATTCTGTTAAAACTTGAACAATCGATGTATCTTGATGAACTGGTTGATTGTGATGATGCACATATGCTTGTAATTGCAGAGAAGCAAGCGGAAGTAATGGAACAGCATGAAGTTATAAAGTATGTAAATTTACTTATTAAAACTAAAAAAACATGGCAAATGCATGATGCATAAATGCATATGATTGTAATGGATGTTTAATCCAAACATTACAGAATTTAGATAGTGCTTGTATCGGTGTTGGTGTTCAATACACCGCACCGAATCCTTTGGATGATAAAAGACTTGATTACATTAAATACACAGATAAATGCTGATGTGTTCAATGTTTATCAGCAGAAAATGAGATTCTTATATATGCAACAAATTGAGTAATCAAGAACTTAACATTAACAAACGATGATGTAAATGAAGCAATAAAGATTAAATGGAATGATATATTTTGAAGTAACCGAGCAAAAACAATTGTAAGGTATAAAACATGAAGTTACCCAGTGAGTATAACAGATGGAACATTGGCTGTTGAAGAAACAACGAAAAATCAGTATTCATCAACACCATTTTCTCTATCTGGTGTGTTGGATGAAACAACATATTACATTTCTGCTTTCGCTGTGGATTCCAATAACACAATAATTGATGTGCAAGGTTGAGTTATTACAACAAGTTTTGTATGGAAATTTGAATATGATTTCAGATGAAAAACTGTTGCACAAATGCAAAGTGATTGATTTGAAATTTTCAGATGAAGCACAAGCAATATTCAATTCACTTCTTATTGAGTTTCTTGAATAAGAGATGAAAGTATAATGCCAATGTGGAAATATACAAATTCAACTCTTATCTCGAAAATAAGAAATGCAAAAAAAATCACATTGACAATGATTGCAAATCCTTCAAGCACAAATGCTCTTTGATACAGAATGTATCGTGTTGCAGATTATAACAACAGATTAGATATCACTTGAATATATACTGATATTAACTGACTTCAAACTCACATATATTGAGTTGCTTATGATGATCATTTTACTACAAGTTGATCAAGGACAGTAAAGTGTGAAATTGATTTTGTTGCAAAGAAATTAACTTCAACAGATTCAGCATGATGATTTTCAAGAACTTGGACTTTATCAGACACACAGATTCAGAATATAAAAGGAAATTCAAATTGAATTTATGATAATATCTGATATTGAAACTCATCATGAATTCAAAGCATAAAAATTGAGATAAAATAAAAGCACCACAACGGTGCTTTCTTTTATACATTCGGTCATTTCGTAAAACTTCACGATCATTGATTTGTGTAAAACACTTTATTTATAGTATCAAGAAGTCATATTACATTATCTGATTTACGATATACCGGAACAAAATCATGTGAAACAGAATTTCAAATAGAAATTTTTAGAGAATATAATTTTATTTTTGACATGAACAGAATTCATCTTGTATCATAATTTCATGCAAAAATAGATAATCATAAATTTCATTGAGAATTAAGTGTTGAAATATTACTTTTTATTATTGTTCAATTATATTTCAATGTTCTTGAATTCATATAATTTCATTCGTATTCATATATTGTGTTTGATGAAATATTAACAAAGTTTTTTTCATTCCATGATACATATGCTTGCGAATTCGCATTTCAAACAACAAATCTTGCATCTGGAACACTTGTGCTTCAATTAGCAGTTCAGAAATACACTAAATCATCATATGTATCTTGTGAAGAAACTTTGATATAATATCAGTGTGTATTCGTTGGAATAATTGAAGTTCTTATGTATTGATATCAGCTTGATTGAATATACTCAACTTTCTGATATTTTCACCATATAAATTCCGTTGTAATAACTCAACCTTGCACATCAATTATTGTGTTATTGGAATCCACAGCGAAAGCAGAAATGTAATATGTTGTTTCATCCAACACAATCCAACAGAAAATTTGAGCTTTGTGATTTTCAATCCGTGAGTAATATCATGGTGTTTATTTCATAAAACAAGGAATATGAAACAAGAAAATCAAAAAGTATGTCAATGTAATTTGACAAAAGAAGAAGCTGAAAAGCTAAATGAAAAGTATCGTGTTATTCCATCTGATGTAAATAAAAATGCAAAAACACTTGTTATCAAGCTGGATGGATGACTTTGAAGAAACATTGCAATGACTTGATTAATTTCAGCAGTTGCAAAGCAAAGACCAGTAAAAGTTATTTGTTCTCGACCATTGGCTTTTTGGTGAAATCCTTTTATTAAATCTGTTCATGGATTAGGTGATAGAAGATTATTTCAAGATGTGATTAAATGAAATGATTACATCGAGATTGAACCATATACTGATCCAAAATTTTTTAATGATTGAATGAATTGGCTTGAAGTTGTAAGGTTGCAATTATGACTTGATAAGATTTATTACCCAGAAATGTATCTCGCAGACCGAGAAAAGAAAGCATATAAACTTGATGGAATAAAACCGATATTATTCCAACCTTTTTGAAGCACAATGGACATTAATTGAGCTGATAAAAGTTATCGTTCAATACCAGTTGCACAAGCACAATACATTGCAGAACAACTTATTAAAAAAGGTTACACAGTTTATACATGCGAAAGTGAAAAACAGCCAGAATTAAGATGAGTAAACACTTTGAGAAAAGTAACAGATTTAAGATACATGGTTTGATTGTGTGCAAAATACCCAGTAATATGATGTGATTCTTGTTTACACCATGCAAGTGTTTGATTCTGAAAGCATCCAATAGTATTCCGAGCTTGAACAGATGCAGAAAGGTTCTGATACGAATGAAAAGAAGATAATTACAGAGAATTTCCAATGAAAGAATATACACCAATGCGTTTACCAATGAATGACTTCGATTTCGATAACAGCAATCAATGAACAAATGATTTTTCAATTGAATTTATTGATAAAATTTTGGAGAAATTATAAAACGAGCTTTGAAAAATCCGCATTCAGATTATAATGAATTAAGAAACAAGTGTTTTAATTCGTTATTGGCTTGATATGGAATTATCACCAGATACAACATTATATATTAATCTTTGAACCATTATTGCGGTTGCTTTATTCCTTTGGAAATTGAGTTCAAACATTACAAAATTCAAAGAACATACAGAAATGGTTCAACAAGATCATGAAAAAAGATTGAAAGAATTGGAAGATTTGGATTTAAAAGCAATATTATTGAAGATTCAGACCGATTTGGAATGGATTAAAAACAATATGAAGAAATAATTTTTACACTTATATATATAAGTATGAAACGATTGGAAAGATTATCAATTACAAAGCTATCATTTGTGATAGTAATTGTTGTTATGTGTTTCTTAACATGTTATGCAGTGATATCAGCTGTTGAGCAAGAAACATTAAAAACAATTCTGAATATTTTCAGTTTTGCAGTAACATCAATGATTTCTTTTTATTTCTGACAGAAAGTTTGAGAAATGAAAGAAGTTGATTCATTGATTAAAGAAAACAAGGAATAATTCCTTTATTCTTAAAGTATCAATATGAGATGGACAATAATCGCAATCGTGCTGATATTATTACGGATGCTGATTGAGTGCAGTATAAATTATGTAAGATAATTGATAAAACCGCACAAGATATACATCATATCATGTGAAAATGTAATCGTAACGAATACAATACGAACATTGAGCAAAACAAGGTAAAGATATCAAGAAGATTACATGTTGCTTTGAATGGATTCTTTGGAGATAAACAGAATCCGAGAGAACAATTAAAGCAAGTGTTCGAGATTGTAAAGCCGATATTATCACCATGAGTGAGAAACGAACTTTACACAATATTGTATGAATGTGATGATGAAATGTTTTACATTCCAGAATTGCTCAAATGAAAGAAAAAGAAGAAAACGAATACGAATATAAACATTTAAGAATATGTGAAAAATGATTGCAAAGAGCTTCGTGTTCAAAATGCTTATTTGAAGTGCTATGCCATTATGAAAAGATGCAAGAAAATTTACAAAATAATGATAAGTAATGAATCCATATATTGAACAGCAATTATGAGTTCTTATCGAGAAAGTTGCTAATCTTGAAGCAAGTGTTAGTGAATTGCAAAAGCAAGTAAAAGCAAGTAACAAAGATAATCAACATGAAATAAAAGAGATTCTTTTTGCAATGGATGATGCAAAGAGCAAATTTTCAGAATTTACAAAGTCAATTGATGGAATTACTGAATGGAAGTCATGAATTGATAAAATCATTGCAAAAATCAAAAAACTTTTACCAATATAATCAAAAAAATGGAAGAGATCATATTATGATGTTTATGAGATGGTGCAGAACCAACAGATTATATTCTCAATAATGGTGATATTGATACATTACCAAAACTTTACAATCAAGATTCAATAAGATTCCAATATAATCAAGGTAATCAAAGTTGGAGTAAATTATCATGCACATTATTTTCTTCAATATGAATGCTTGCAGATTTGGTAAATAAAGATTTTTCATTAAGTGATATAAAAGAAATCGATAATTTATCATATGAATATTGAAGAATCAAAGGTCAAGGTTGGTGGACAAAGAGTGCTGTTGATCTTGTTGCAAAACGATGGAATGGAAATAATAAAGAAAAAATCGCATATTACAGAGTAAGTAAGTATTCTGATGTTGATGAGATATTGAAGAAAAATTACACAATGAATACGAATTATTGCCCAACTGTTGAATATGCAAAAGATTATTATCTTGATGGTGTTCTTGATTGATATTCATTCGGAACAAAAACCAACGGACATGCAATCGCATTTATTCGAGATGTTGTAAGAAAAATCAAAGATAATTATAAATGAAGAAAGAATCCAGATGGTAAAGATGTTAATGTATATGAAGTGAAGAATGCAGTTGCAAAATTAACAAACTTTTCACCACGATTATATGTATATACAAAGGTTGCAGAAGATAATCTTGAAGAAATCAAAAGATTAAATGAAATGAAATCAGAAGTGTTGATTGCTATTGATACCAATTCGAAGTTATGGCACATGGCAAATGATAATTCATACAAGAACCAATTACACAGTATGAATGAATCAAACAGAAAAAAATTGGAAGATATTAACATCCAATTAAAAAGAGTATCATAAAAAAATAAGATTTTGCAATTTACACATATATTATTATATTGTATTTGCAAGTGTGTAACAGAACCGCAAGTTCTGTTTTCTTTTTTATTTAAAAAAAATCGGAAATTCCGAATTTTGCTATTTTAACTTGAAATAAACATTGACATTATTTATAAAATATATCGCATAAGTAAAAAAGTAGAACCATTATTATTTATTTGGTAACTTTTTTACAGATGAAAAACTTAATATATGATTTTTTGCAATATTCCAGAGATATCGATTTTAGATCAGAACAAGTTATATTACATTACAAATATGATTTATTAAATTTCAGAAAATATCTGCAATTCAAATATCATAAAGCAGAAATCAATGTTGAAGAAGTAACAATGCAAGATTGCATATTGTTTATTGAGCATTATAAAAAAGTAAGAAATGCATCAAAGAACACATTATCATGAATAGCAACAAGTAACAGAAAATTTTTTAAGTATCTTGCATCACTTTGATATAAAATTCAGTTCAATGTTGAGCAATTACCGATAATAAAGAAAGAAAGGAAACCGTTTGATATGATGCAAAGGAATGAATACGATACATTTATTCAAGCACCATTAATATATGAAGAAAAGCCGATTTTGGCAGAAAGGAATCAATTATTAATCGAGATTCCATATAAAACATGATTAAGAAGAGCCGAAATATTAAGGTGCAGATTCTCGCATTTTCATAATGAAAACAGACAATTCCAGATATTATGAAAAGGTTGATATTATGATCGAGTGTTTTTTACAGAAGAATTAAGAACAAAAGTATTACAATATGAAGAACATTTAATAAAATTCACAAAAAATAGACCAATAGAAAACGATTATTTGTTTATTGGATTAGATAATAAAAACCGATGAAAACCATTGGCATGTAAATATGTTAATTATATTTTCAATAAATATTCCGATAGTTTAATCGAAGAATGAAAAATCCAAAGAAGATTACATCCACACATGGAAAGACATTCATTCGCAACAAATTGTGTTTATGCTGGATTATCACAGCAAGCAACAACAAGATTAATGCGTCATCGTGATCCAAAGACAACAGAAAATTATTATCACCTTAATGATACACGATTAAAATCACAATTTGATATGATAAAATAAAATTTAATTTATAAAAGTCAATAGCGGTATGTTGAAAGCATAGTTTACAACTAAAATTTTTATGTATTAAAAAAAGTGTTAAAAAATTTGACAAATTACTAAATTTTCTTATACTTAATCATGTCAAACAGATAACACACTTGATTTCGTATCTGTATATAACGAATCCCCACACACATCATATAGAAAACATATGTGTGATGTGATAAGATAAGTTATAAACAATTAAACGAAGCGAGTGTGTAACAGCATCTCGCTTTTTTGATTACTTATGCAAAATGGTTCTACGAGAGAAAGCGAATGTAATGTTTGGCAAGAAAACAGAGCTTGCGGACATCAAAGCAACCATATGAACTGTTGGATGACCGCAAGCATTCAATGGTTCTTATGGTTGTTTTAATTTGTTTCATTTCACATTTGAACCAACTACACACTACACACACTTTTATTTTCAAAAACAAGGTTCTACAATGAATGAAGAATTAGAAAGCATATCAATTTTCAACTCTTATGTAAAGAGCATAGATCAGCTTGCAAGATGAGATATGCAACTTGCACAAGAACTTTCTTATTGGATCATTCAATTTGGAATTAAATGAATCGAACCACCAGCTGATGCAAATCCATTCATGTTGAGTGCATTCGAGCAAATCAAAGTTCCATTAATGAAATGAAGAAACAAATGAAAGAATGCGAAAAAGAAATCAGATGAGAATGAAAACGAAATCAAATCAAAATCAAATCAAAATCAAAATGAAATCAAATCGAAATCAAACGATGATAAAAAGAAAAATAAAAAAGAAAATAAAAATAATAATTTAAATACATTATCTTCTAACGAAGATAATGGTGCAAGCACAGAGTATGGAAATTCAGAAATTAATGAATGTATCGAAATAATAAAATCGTTTAATTGATGAATGATAGATTGAACACAAAGGCGGAACAGAATTTATTGAAAGAATTTAATCGGAAAACTTAAACATTCACCGCCAGTTCAAAATTGATTCACATGGCAACAAACTTTACAAGCGATACTTCAAATCGTTTCGAATAACAAATTCCATCGTTCGAAAATAACGAATCCAAAATCGATTTATGATAACTTAACATTGTTGCTTCAAATATGCAATGATGAAGCAGACATCACAAAACAGCCAAAGGTTTTACATGCATTATAAACAAGGAATATGTGAGAAATGAAAATTTACAAGCAATTATCTTTTATTGAAACATTTGATGGTGAGATCATTGCATTAACAGAAGATTATTGAGAAATCATCGAAGAATTAAACAACGATAAATCAAAATTTATCAACCTTTGAAGCCAATTACTCGCAAAGAGTTGCATTAAAAGAGTTTTCACAAAAGAAGTTGATGAAATCGATAATGCAATATTGCAGATTGCAGATAAGAATTTGAGAGTAAGAGTGCAGAAAGAAGTTGAAGAAAGGAGAAAGAGTTGAACAAGATTGAATATGGAAATTTACAAAAACATTTTAGATCGTTTATCACAATAAACATGGCAATAGAAGATTCACAAAAATTCAAGAAGTTCTTAATTGCTTTCGGTGTGAAAGGTATTGAAGAATACAGAACATTCACAGATAAGCAAAAGAGAATTTGCATAAGAGAATATTTAAAAACTTTTAGAAAGTAACAACACACAAAAATGGCAGAAATGACAGAATTAAAAGATAAAGCAATCGATATCAAATGAAAGAAATATGTTCTGGTAAGTGATAGAGTGATATATTTCAATGAAAACTACCCAAATTGATGTATTCAAACAGAAAGATTTCTGGAATGAGATATGGAGATATTCAAGGCAACAGTAATTCCAGATATTGAGAAACCAGAAAGATATTTCACATGATATTCACAAGCAAAACGAGTTAAAGAATTAGATCCAAAGAAGAAAATGGATGTGAATTTAACAAGTGCATTGGAGAATGCAGAAACATCAGCAGTTTGAAGAGCATTGGCATTCATGTGAATTGGAGTAATTGATTCAATTGCAAGTGCTGATGAAATAAAGAAAGCAGAAAACGAAGAGAAAAGGCAAGAAAAAAAGAAAGAAGAAACGAAATGGTTCAACAAAGAAGAATTAGAAAGATTACAAGGTAATACAGAATATTTGAAGAAGTTCGCAACATCAGATGATTTAATCAAAGACATTCAGAAATATTATTGAGTAAGTAAGGAAATGAAGTTAAAAATCGCAGATGTTCGAGCAAATGTTCCAGAAGATAAATAATTTATATTTTAAAAAACAAGGAAGATGCCAACAACAGAAATAACAAAGGAAATGCCAACAGAAAGAGAAAAAATTATGGGAATTCCAGAAGCACAAAAAGAAGTTGAATTTGATGTTGAAGAGATACTTCAACCACAACAACATAATGCAAAAGAAGTTGATGAAATGATTGCAAAGCACGAATCATTTAAAGCAAAGTGATTAATGCTGAATGATGAAGATATGTTTAACCGAGTTGCATTATGGGAAGCAATGAAAGATAAAATTACTGAATTAAAATCACTTTATTACGAAGAAAAACAAGAAAACGATAAACAGAAGTGAATCAGATTAATTGAATTAAAAAGCATGTTAAATGAACAATGAAAGAAAGTTCACACAGATTCAACAGCAGATGCAACAATCAAGCAAGAATTCCAGCAAAGAGATAATGAAATATCAATTCATAAGTTACAAGCTGAATTATTGCAAAACAAAGCAGATGCAGTGCTTGAATACATAAACATCGTAAAAATACACATCAAAAAAGATTACACCGTTTAAATCATAACAACACACTGGCATGATAACATATACAAAAGATAAGATTATCGCAGATAATCAAGAATGAATAACAAAATCAGTAAATATTGATGAATTGCTTTGAGCAGTAAAAGGTAAGAGTTGGCTCATGGCAAGGATGATGATTACATCATTATTAATTAAAAAACTCGAAATTGATCCAAAGCAAGCATTCACAGTTGCAAGCAGTATGAAAGATGATTTCGAAACCTTTTATTCTTTACAATAATACATGACAAAAACACAAACAATTTACACTATATTATTTGGAGTTATTATTACTCTATTCGCATATATCATTGTGATACAACCAAAGGTAAATGCATCAGAAAAATATTTGGAATTACAACAAGAGAAAGAATTATTAATTCAAGCAAATAAACAGCTTGAAGCAGATAAAAAAGAAGAATCAGATTGATGGTGGGTAGATGAAGATGCAAAAGCAGAATGCATCCAATCATGGGAACAGCATCAAGCAGAAAGAAACAAAAACAACATACAAAGAGATAAAGACATCAAAGCAAATTCATGAAGAATAGAAAAAATTAATGAAGAAATGGGTTTAATAATGCAGAGTCAACTGCAATAACAAATCAAGAATTTGATGAGATAAATTCACAATATACATGAGTAAAAGTTCATCATGAATGATTCAGCTGGTATGATGAAAAACAAAAGATAGTTCAATATGCATATGATCTATGATGAGAGAATCTTGTATATTTAATAGAATGTGAGAATGGTAATTGGAATACATTTGCAATTGGAGATAGTTGAAAAGCATATTGATTATGCCAAATCAACACAAACTATCACAAACTTGATAATTGATTCTTTGATGATTGGAAAGTTCAAGTAGAGCAATGTGCAAGATTGATGAAATGATGAACAAAATTCTATTGACCATCAAGGATTGTAAAATGAGTTAAGTGTTCAGAATATGTAAAAAACAGATTTACATTTACAGAATAAAAACAAATGGAAAAATTCGCAAGTATATGTGCAATCGCATTAACAATATTAATCGTTTTATTTGTTATGCGGTTTAATCGAGAAATGAATCAACCTTTTTAACTTTATAATTAATAAAAAACCATGTTCCAACGAATCAAAAACTTCTTTTATCAAAGAAAAATTGATAAAGCTGTAAAGCAAGCAGTAAATGAAACAAAACAAAAAATTAACATCGGATCAGAATTGAAAACAAAAAGATGTCCGAGATGTTGAATCGTAAAATTGCAATCAGATTTTTACAAGAACAGAAGCAAGCATGATTGATTACAAACTGAATGTAAAGATTGCAGAACAGAAATGAGCAGAAAGAAACAAGAAACACCACAGTTCATTCCGTATAGAAAAGAATTCTACGGATGATGGTTAAATGTGATGGGTAATTCTATCAGATATGAAAGAAATGGTTCAGAATTTATCATAATTGACCGCATAAGATATCAAAATTTGTGCAAACAATATTGAAAAGATATGGTTCGAGATAAAATCACACACATGATAAGATATCAGAATAAAAACAATTTATGGAAAAAAGATGAAGATTTATATTACAGATTAAAGAATCGATGCCAAAAGCAACAGATTCAAGACAAAGAAAAACAAGGTTTATTTAGTTAAACGATAACCAACACTTGCAATGAAAATGATTGAATATCGAAGAGAAAATAAATGAGAAGAAAACGGTGTAACTTATAATGCATTTGTATCAAGAATTAATAGTTGATGGAGTTGGAAAGATGCAGTTTCAGTAAAATGAAGAGAGTTACACCGTAAGCAATACGAGAAAACAAGAAAAGTTGATGAATCATGGTATTATATTGACATAAAATACAGCATTGAAGAAGCAGTTGTATTTGCAGTAATTTATGAAGATATGATCCATGAGATTGAAGAAAAATATCTTGCAACGGATGAACCGCAAGAAGCATACGAGTTAATCCAAAAGAAGAAGAAACTCGAAAAAGAATATGATGTATTTTTATCTGCACAAATATAATCACCATGAATAATCAAGATACAAGAAATTACATGCAACAGATGAAACGAAGAAATGTGTTGCAGAAGAATAATAAAGAAAAACAGATGCAAGAAGAGATAATGTGTTTAAAGAAAGAAAACATGCAATTAATAAAGCAGAACACATTACTTCAAGAAAGCAATAAAAAATTGCAAGAAGAAAACGATAAAATGACAGATTTATTCCATAACCGAGAATAAAAATGGCACGAAACGAATACACCGCACAGAAAATTAAATGAAACATAATTGATTATAATGAAGATGAAGATATAGAAGTTTTAAAGCATAAACTCGAACAGAAAAGAGAAAGATTAAAAGCGATATGAGAAAAAATGGATTATATCACAAGTTATTATGATCGTTTACTCAAAGAAATTGATGATTTAGTTTGTAAGATAAAGAAACATGAAAGAGAAATGAGTGAATAAAATGCATTTTGAATATGAATGATTTGATTGAAAACAAGCAAATGATTATGTAACGAAATTAAATATGGAGATAAATAAACTTATAGCTGAAAGAGTTGATAAAGATACAAAAGAATTACAAGAAACTGTGAAATTTTTAATTCAAGATAATATAAAGCGATATGCTTTAACACGAATATTTTGAACAGCTTTTGTAATCAGTTTTATTATTTTAATTTATATAATATGGAAAAATTAATAGAGTTATTGAATGAAAGTGAAGATTGATTTGTTTCTAAGTTTGTAAGTTATGATGGTATAAATAGAGTTTTCAGATTAGATAATTGACAAAGTTTTCATTATACGCTCATATTATCAAAAGAATACTGTTTTATAAAGTGGTTGGTGGAAAATAATAAGATAGATTTTGTAAAATTAGATGATAATTCAGATTGGTATGAGATAAATACTGGAAGAGAATATCTTGATTTGGTAGCTTTGTTATCAATACAAGATGATCCAGTGGAATTTTTAATTTCTATATTAAAGTAATGGAAGATAATCACATATGAAGAGTAAGAGATAATGAATATGATAAAGAACAATATTATGATGAACGATACGATCAAACAGAAGAAAAGAAAGAAGAAATCAGAAAGGTATTGGTAGAACCTTGTAGAGCTTATGATTTAGAAGATAAGGAAGATTAGTTATATTTATATTATTTATAAGAAAAAAATGACAGTAATATTATGAATTATTTGCATGATAATCGTTTATATGCTTGTTCATTTATGAGTGATTTATATTCATGCAAAATACAAGTTATTCGAAGATGAAACAACAGTTTGAGCATTACATTTCTTATTCTGAATTCTTTGATTCTTTATAATCGTTTTATTCATTTTATTTCTCAAAAGCATGTAATGGAAGAAGATAAAATATGATGTGCATGATGTATATGATGTTTGCGGTTTCTTTGAATAATATCGAGTGAAATTGCAGTAATATTATTGCTATTATGCATTATGATTTAAAATAATCAGATTTATATTATTTAAAATGATAGAAATGGAATGAATGTATAAAGAAGATATAAAAATTAGATCAAATAATAAACAATGGAGAAAACTCGTTGATTACTATAATCAAATGCGAGAAGAAAAATTTTGAGAAAAATGATACTTCGAATATACAATGAGATTTGATAATGTTCACATAATTTCAAAGCATATGTGATTCATTAAATGGCTATTAGATAAAAATAAAATAAATCTTGAAGTATTAAGAAAATGAAACATCCATTATTGGAGTATAGATGAACCAGAATATGAAACATTAATAATGGTGCTTGCAGTTGAAGATAATCCAATCACTGTTTTATTATCAATATTAAAGTAATGAAACCGATGAAAACGTTCCGACAAATATTATTAATATTCCGAACAATTGCATTGATCGTAATGATATTTGAGTGAGATATAATAAAGCAGATTTTATGTGTTGTTTGGATTATTTATTGTAAGTTAAATACTATGGAAAAGTTTTAAACATTGAAAAAATAAGATTTTGTAAAACACCTTTGAATAGTTATTATATGGTTGCATAAGTAATTACTCTTGTAGAACCTATGATTTATTCATAGGTGTTTTCAGTTATGTCAAAAAATGCCAAAAAACCAAAAATAAACAAGAAAAAGCTGAATGATGAAAATGTTCAATTGGCAAAGTTAATAGCAAAAAAAAGAGATAAATATACATGTCAGCATTGTTGAAAAACAGCAAAAGAAACATCGATTCATGCAAGTCATGTAATAAATGAAGCAAGAGATCATAGACTTGCAAGCGAACCATATAACATAAAAGCATTGTGTTATAATTGCCACATAAACCGATGGCATAAGAATCCGCTTGAAGCAAGTAAATGGTTTAATGAAAAACGACCATGAAGATATGAAAGATTGCAAGCCAAACATATTGAATATATGAGAATGTGAAGCATTGATATTAATCGAATGATTAAAAGGAATCAAGAATTAAGAGATACATGTAAAAAGATGAATATCGATATATCAAAATTCAAATACTGAAAGAATTTACAAGAATAATTGACCAGCATGTCATTAAACTGCGAGTTGCTACGCCTGATCCAAAAGAAACGAGCAAGTTACCACGCTCGTGTTCGCCAAACTAAGCTGGTTCGAATCCAGCGAAGATGATTTTACACCTGAACATGTGTTAAAACTGTTCTTTTAAAAGAAAAATACACACATGTGAAACTTAAATAATCTGAAAAATAAAGAATTATATGAACGATACCAGAAACAAGATGATCCGAAAGCAAAACGAAGTGTTTTTTCAAGCCGTGTATTAAGATATTGATACAGTAAAGAAGATGCAATTAATACAGAAAGTTTATTAAAGGAATGAAAAAGAAAAAGATACTGAACAATAATAAAAGAAAATTGAAGAGTATGTTCAAGATGTAAAAAATTCAAAATCCGAGAAGAATTTGCAAGAACAAGAGATTGAATCAATTGAAGAACATGCAACTGTAAAGAATGCAGAAACGAAATGAAAGCAGAATACAGAAAAAGAACACAATATGCAAAAGACCATGAATACAAGAAAAATAAAAGAAATTTGAAAGAATGAGATCAGATTTATTTCCAGAATGATATTCGAGAAGTAATATGATACAAAACGAAAAAATGATACACAGTAAAATCAATTCTGAATGGAGTGTTAAAACAAATAAGCACAAGTGATAATCATTACAAACCAAATAACCACTGTGTGAGATTTAGAAAGCTATGAAGCATATTGAAAGTAAAAACAAACGAACAAATCCAAAAGGAAAAAGAATTGGAAGAAGAAAAAGCAGTAAATTTATCATTATTTGATTAACAACATGAGCAGAATGGATGAATTGGCAGAATTATATAGTGAAGCAATAGATAATGGATGGAAACCATTTGAAGCAAATCATATTTACCCATCTGTATTACGAATAAGTTGAATGAATAAATTTCAGATATGATATGATCCAAAGATGAAAAGAAGTTTATTCGCACCATGCCCAATAGTGATAAAAGTAAAGTATTACACAAAGGAACAAATGAAAAAGATGTATGAAAAATATTTAAATAGTTAAAAACAAGGAACATGAAAGATTGGAAAACAATTGCTTTAAACATTGAAGCAGAATACAACAAACTTGCAAAGGAATACAGCAAGATGGAAAATAAATTGTATGAGAAAAATAAAGAGATTGAAAAGTTGAATAAAACCATCGATAAGATGGAAAAGAAATTACAAAAGAAAAACAAGAAAGACATTTAATCCATAATGAAACAAGATGGCAAAGCAAAAGTATGATTGGGAAAAGATAAAGATGGAGTTCATGCTTTCTGAATATGATGAAGTTGCACCATTTATGAAACAAAGATACAACCAAGATACAACCATAAACAAGCAAGTTGCGAAGATGACAAAATGATGGTGAAAAGAAAAACAAGAATACAAACAAAAGATATACGAGAAAGCATTGAAGAAGAAATGAAATGAAACAGCGAAAGAAATATCTGATATTGCTAAAAGGTATGAAATGTTGGATGAAGAATTTATCGCATGGATGGAACAACAATTCGAAGAAGAAAAGAAAACACCAAAGAAAGGTGAAAAGAAAAGGAAGCTGTTTTCTGGTGATATATTAAACATGCGGAAGATATCAAGAACAGAAAGATGATTACCAGTAAATATCTCAAAGGTTGAGCAAACAAACAAGGAAGAAAGAACATGATTAACCGAAGATGAAACAGAAGCATTGAAATCACTTTTAAACAAAAAGAAATAATTGTATGAAATACGAAGATGCAGTTGAATTATTGATACACAGCAAACCATTAAGAAAAGCATTCTTTTCAGAAAGTTTTTTTGATTTTTGCCAATTCTATTTCATGGAATACTACTCTTTCGATACACCAGATTGTTTGAAAGAATATTACAATGCATTGCAAAGTTGAAAGAATGTGTATTTTAAATGATTCAGATGAAGTGCAAAAACAACAATCGCACAGATGTATGTGAGTTACTGTATAGCATATAAAACAAGAAGAAACATTATGCGGTATTCTCAAACGATAGATAATGCAGAAGAAAATTTAACATACATTGCCAATTCATTCATTAATGATACGGATCAATGAGAAAGATTTTGCAGAGATTATTGAAACTTATATTACCCAGATACAGTAAAAGTGAACGGACAAAAGAAAATCAAAAGAATTGATAAGTTTGTTACTGAAAACAATTGTTACATAAGAGCAATGTCATTATGAACATCGCCGAGATGAAAGAATTACACCGCACCAGATGGAAAATTCAGACCAGATTTATTGATATTTGATGATGTTGATACAATTGCATCATGCCAAAGCAGAAAGAAGATTGATAAAAATTTTGAGTTCATGTTGAATGAAGTGTTATGATGAACAACATGAAGCACACAGATAATATTCTTATGAAATACGATATATGAAGATGGTATTGTTCCGAGATTCGAAGAACACATCAAGAATGATAAAAGCCGAGTTGTTATCAATTTACCGATATATGATGATAAAAAGCAGATTGTTTGGAATCGTTTTGTTGAAACAGATGCAGAAGCAGAAAAATTAAACGAGTGAATCCGTGAAGTTGCAAAAAGATATGTATCACTTGAAACCGAAAGGAGAAGATTGTGAAGCATATCATTTAATCAGAACTACTTGTTAATACCATACATGAATGGACAACATATCATAACAAGAGATATGATTCAACGAGATCATAATTGCAGATGATATAAATTCGATTCAATTGTGATATGAGTTGATCCAGCGGTAAGTGAAAAAGAATGAAGTGATAAGTTTGCAATCTGTGTTACATGAAAGATAAAAGACAGATATTACATATTGGAAAGTGTTGGATTGGAATGAGCGGAAAAGAATATCAGCAAAGCAAGTCAAACAGTGAAAAACCTTTATGATAAACGGAAAGCAAAAAGAGTTATTGTTGAAACAGTTGCATATCAGTTGGTATTAAAAACCGTATTCCAGAATCTTTGAATGGCAGTTCAAGAACAGAAAACCATCAAAGATAAAACAACAAGATTAATGGAGAAACAGATATTATTTGAAGAACATCGTGTAATATTCGCACCATGAAATGATGATTTGATTGATGAGTTGATATCATTTCCAAATGCAGAACATGATGATCTTGTAGATAGCATGTTATTTACATTAACAGAAACAAGGAATTCATTTTTTATTGCATCAATATAAACAAATGCAGAAACCAAAAGATTATTCACACGAAAAACCACGAGATGCATTCAGAAGTGCGTGATTGGAATTATTGTGAGCAGAAAGACTTGTATTGGAATTTCTGCATAAAGATACAGAACAAAATGAAACTTGCAGACCAACAACAAAAATACAATTAAGTGAGTTTTGGAAGTTTCTCGAACAGAAAAAACAACAGCTTGATGAAAAATTTGAAGAATAAAGTTTTTTAATTACTAATCATATAAACATGGCAGAAAGACCATTTAATGAAAACCAAACTTTCACAAAACTTGAAGATTGAAAGTTTAGAGTTGAGAAAGACACACATGCATCATCTGATATTAACCCAATTGAACAAATGCAATTGATGGCAAGCCAGATGAATCAGATAAAACAGATCATTGATTCTGTTGTAAACACACAAGAAAGAGTAAACCAAATTATCGAATGGTATAACATCCGAGTATGAATCATGAACAATGCAAAGAAAGAATTGTGATTGGAATATTCAGAGATGAAAGAAATCGATAAAAAAGCATTTGCGAATATTCTTGATTGTGATGTTGAGAAATTACCAAAAATCGATTTATCATGGTTAGAAGCAGAAAAAAAGGAAGAAAAATAAGATTTTGAAAACGATCATAAATTCCATAAAAAAAATGGTGTGGAGTTTTTGTTTTTCATGGAAGTATAAAGAAGGTAAAAGCAGAAAGGTGGTGGTAAGTTCACCACTTTTTTGTTGAATTAAAAAAGCAGTTATTTAATATATCAGTAATTTTATATTCACACTTGCAACATGAAGAAAGAAACCAAAGAAGTTATTTTCGGTGCAAAGGAATGAGTAACATTGTGATTGATAAAACAAAAAACAGTGCATTCATGATGATATTGATGAGCAAGAGTAAGATTATTCAAGTGATTTTCTGTTAATACATGAAAGATTGCATGAGATTCGCAGAAAGTGAATACTCTTGTTTCTTATTGACAATGAACTTTCAGATTCACATCAGAAAAAGTAACATTTGTAAGTGATGAAAAATCATTGACCATAAAAACCAAAGATTTGATTGATATGCAATGATACACAAACGGAATAAGATTATCAGATGGTAAAGAAACATATCATTTTCAATATGCAGATGATTGATGAGAATTTTTTAACAATATTGCGGTGCAAATAGATCCAGATGCACCATTGGTTCATGCACAGAAAAAAACAGAATCAGATGAAATCGATTACAAAAAAATGTGATTATATGTTATTGTGTGAGTGATTTTATTCATTATTATTGTATCAATCTTTTCTTAATTATTTTCGCAAAATACGAAAAGCTCGGTTTTAAAGCCGAGTTTTTTTATATAATTTGAGCTTTGTGAAATCGAATCCGTGATTATAATGCACATGTTTAAATGAATATAATCATGCATGAGATTATTCAATTTCGAAATTAACAAAGTCAATAAGAAATCATTGAGTAATAATTATTGATTGGATTTATCACTGCTTTTTGACAATGATGTTACTTTTTCAAAGGCAACATTTTTTGAATTATACACAAAAAATTCAGACATCCGTGAATGTGTAAGAAAGATCGCGTGAGCAGTTGCAAGAAATGGAATTTACTTATTGGACAATAACAAGCAAATTGTTGAAGATAATAAAGTAACAGAAGAAGTTTTAAATCTTTTTAAAACACCAACTTTTGCAAAATTCAAAGTAAATCTTTTCAGAAATTACGATGTTTCATGAGAATTATATATTAAACCAATCAAGAATGCATTATGAGTAACAATCAGAATGGATGTTCTTGATTCAAGACAGGTTGATAAAGTTATAAGCGATTGAGTTATTACAAATTATCGTGTTACTGATTGACATAAAACACAAGTATACCCAGCAGACCAAATAGCATATTTCAAATATGAAGATGATATCAGATATTCATTAAATGGAATGTGAGTATTAACATCCATCATGTATGATGCAGTAACAGATCTCGAAGCATCAAAAAACAATTACTTCTTTTACAAGAATTCAGCAAGACCAGATATGATGTTATTGTTGAATGATTGAATGAGCATCGAAGAGCAACAGAATGCGAAAGAAATGTTTGATGCACAATTCAAAGGAAGTAATAACGCACATAAAACAATAGTTTGATGATGAATCAAAGAAATAAAACAGATTTCATTATCATCAAGTGATATGGAAACAATCGCACATAGAAAATTATCAACAGATAAAATCTGTTCTGCTTTTGGTGTTCCAAAACCATTATTATGATACATTGATTGAGTGAATTATAACAATGGAAGCAATGCAAAGGAAGAGTTTTTGGAATGAACTGTTAAATCATGTGCAGAAGATTTTGATGCAATATTAAATAAGTGTTTGCAGATGTTCAGACCAGATTTATTCGAAAAATATTGGATTAAATCTGATTCAGAACAATTAAAGGAAACGCAAGAATGGTATAAATGACAAAGAGAAGATGTTGCGAACTGAATCATCACAATCAATGAAGCAAGAATCGATAGATGACTTGAACCATTGAAAGATGAAAACGCAGATAAACCAATGGTATCAAGAAATGCTGTATTATTGGAAGATATCACATTGGATGCAGTTTTACCATGAGATGAAATATAAAAGATGCTTTCACAAGATTACAGAAATTTGTTAAGGAAAGAATCGAAGATATACAGCATCGTGCAGAAATCTTTTAAAAAGCAAAGAAAATATCTGGATGAAAACATAAGAGATTTGTATGAGAATCACATTTACATCATTTCAATTGAATACAACATATTAAATTGAGAGCATGTGCATTTATACCCAGACAGAAAATGATGGAAAGATGAAATGTTTGGTGATGATCCGATGAAGTGATTCCGAAGAGCAATGTGAATAAATGCATTAATTGAAGATTTGAAGTTACCAATCGAGAAAACATTCGAACATTGATACAAAAAACAATACAGAAAATTCAGAAAGCTATTGGAATGAAATTGAATCGATTATTATCCAAACAATGCAAGTGATTATGCGAATAAGTGGTGAGAATTAAATCTTTCAAATTACAAGTGAAGCATATCACATACAACAAAACGAGATGTTATAAGCGTGTTAAAGAATGGAATTGATAATCATTTATCATGGACAGATATACAAGAAGATATAAACAAAATTGATGATAAGTTGTTTTGATTACCAAGAGCAAGAGCGATTGCGGTAACAGAAACAGCAAAGGCATATGAATACTGAAACAGACAGCCAATCGAAGCATTAGAAAACGTATGAATAAAAATGCAGAAGAAACGATTAACTGTATGAGATGATCGTGTAAGACCAGAACATATGGAATGTGAAGAAGAGTGATGGATGCCAATTGATTATGTATACCCAAGTGTGTGAACAGACATGCCACCATGATGAGTGAATTGCAGATGCACACTTCAATATCAAAGAGTAAGATAATTTTAAATCATAATATCTTAAAGATGAAATTTAAATTAATCAAGGACAAAGAGTTCTTTCAAATCGTATGTGATAAGAAATCAGTGAAAGAAATCATTGATTGAGATTCAAAAGCATACGAAATCGAATGATATGCATCAACAAAAGATAAAGATCGCATGAATGATATTGTTGAGCCATCAGCATTCGAAGACACAATCAAACAATACATGACAAATCCAATTGTATTGTTACAGCATGACATGGACAAACCAATCGGAACTGTGATTGAAGCAAGTATTGATGAAAAAGGATTATTCATCAAAGCAAGAATCACAGAAGACACAGATTGAGTGTTCAGTAAATTAAAGAATTGAGTGTTAAGAACATTCAGTATCTGATATCGTGTAAAAGACTTCGAAACAGAAGAAAACACAGATGCAGAATGAAATTATGTATTCACAAACATAATTAAAGCATTGGAATTATTTGAGATATCACTTGTTTCTGTCCCAGCAAATCCATTCGCATTGGTAAAGAGTTTCGATTCATGCTTTAAAGCAGAAGAAGAAATCGAAACAGCAGAAGAACAAAAGGAAGAAGAAGCTGTTGAAGAGAAAGAAGATTTACCAGAAGAAAGTGAAGAATGAAAAGAAGAAGAAAACAACGAAGAAAAAACAAATTCTGATGACGATACTACTGATAGTGAAGAATTACCAGAAGCTGTTCATGGAAATGTTGAAATACACAAAGAAAATGAAAGCGTAGAATGAAAGGTAATCGAATGAGAAGTAGTTGAGTGAGAAGAAGTTGTTGATGAAGAACAACCAAAGGAAGAAGAAGTTGTTGAAGAATGAAAAGAAGTTGAAGAAGTTGAAAATAAAGAAGAAGAAAAAGCAGATGAAAATTCTGAAATATCAGCTGAAAGCGATTGCGATAATTCTGAAAATGATTCTGAAACTGAATCAAACGATGAAGTTGTTGATGAAACAAGCAACGATGAAGTTGTTGAAGAGAGCAAATCAATGGAAGTTGAACACAAGAGTTTTGAAAATGCTGAATTCAAAACACTTGAATCATCAGTTAAGTCATTATATGACAAACTTGATGAAAAAGATGCAGAGATAAAAGCATTAAAAACAGAAGTTGCAAATCAAAACGAGCTTTTGAAATGAGCAATGGAAGTTATGTTGCAATTAGATCATGCAGTAAAAAACACAGCAATTATGTCATGAAGTTCTTATGAAGCACCTGCAACAAAGAACGCTTGACCTTATGGAAAACTCGCAAATTTAATCAAAAAGGCGAATTCCTAAACCTTTTTAAATCATATTCTTTTTAATCATGGACATTAAAGAACTAATCTTAAAAGCAAAAGAACTTCAAGGAATTGAAGTAAAAGAAGAAATCGTTGAAGAACAAAAAGCCAACGAAGTAATGCACACTACAAACACTGGTTTCTGAAAAGAAACAGTTCCAGTAAATGTATTACTTGATCCAGCTTTGGACATGCTACCAAAGTATTCATCACTTATTAACTTATTACCAGGAAATCACGGTAACAACATGCCAATTTCTGCAAAAGTTCCAGTAATTGGTGATGCTAATCTATTTAGTGGAAACGCTGAATGGACAACTGGTGCATATTCTGTAACACCAGCAAATGAATGACCAGCAACTGGTGAAGTTACTATCACACAAGGACAATTCATCTTTACTGTTGCATTATCTTACAGAGAAGTTGAATACTCTGTTGTTGATATAATCGCATTAGTTAAAGACAGAATCAACAGAAGTGCATGAAGAACAATCGATGCATTCATAATCAATGCTGATTCAACTGCTTCTGCTTCTGGAAACGTAAACGGAACATATTCTGGATCTCCATACTTTACACAAGGAACAGATGGTATCAGAAAAGTTGGTATCGCAAATACTGGTGTATCTGTTGGAACACTTACTTCTGCACAACTTCTTGCAGTTAAAAACGTTATCGATGCATGATATCAAGCTGATTTGAACAACTTATTGTTCATCACACCAGCTAACGTTTACAACAAGATGCTTGCATTATCAGAAGTTATCACAATGGATAAATTCGGACCAAACGCAACAATCGTTGCTGGAGTATTAGCAAAAGCATTCGGAATCGACATTCTTGTTGCAAGAGATTTCCCTGCATTAACAAATACTTCTGGACTTGTTGATGGAACTGCTGCAAACAATACAAAAGGATCATTCGCTTGTATCTACAAACCAGCTGTTCAATACGGATTCGGACAACCAGTAAAGTTATACTTGAAAGAATGCCCAGGAAAAGGTTACGAAATTATCGCAACTATGGACTTCGGTTTCGCAATTATCAACAACATTGCTGGAACTGGATTAACAGTTGGACTTGGAATCAACGTAACTCTTTAATCTTAAATATCTTGCACGGTTCTTTATTGAGCCGTGCGAGAATTTATAACTTATAATTCGATAAAATGAAAATTAAGAACATATCAAAGGAAGTTCAACTTGTTGAATGAGTTGAATTAAAAGCATGAGATGTAATTGATACAGTTCATGCATGCAGTATATTGAGAAATTATCCAAACCTTTTCGAAGCAGTAAAGGAAGAAGAAGAAAAGGAAGTAAAGGAAGAGAAAAAATCAGCAAAGAAATCAAAATAATTTACTAACATATTAAAAACCATGTATTCAAGTTTATCACAATTCAAAGATTATTTATGAATACCAGCAAGCGATACTTCAAGAGATGCACAATTAACAATGTATCTTCAAAGTGCTTGTGATATGCTTAACAACATTTGTTGAGTTGATTCATTTGATAAAAATTCATATGAAGAAGAAATTGATGCAAGAAAATTATACATCAATTCATTTTGATATGTTGTTTTTTTGAAGAACAAACCAGTTTCTTCAATTGATAAGATAAACGGAGTTGATTACAGCGGAGTTAAATGAAGTGATTATATGGTTTCACAGCAAAGAAGAGTGATTTTTAAATCAGCATTGGACATCAATGATTTTGGTATTGTTACATTAACATACACTGCATGATATGATCGTGCAAGAATTGTTTGACAAACAACAGTTGATGATTTACCAGATGATTTAAAGATACTTGAAATGATGCTTGCTTGCTGAATTTTACCAGATTCAATGAAAGAAGAATTTCATATCGGAATATCATCTTATAAGTTATGAGATGAGCAGATAGTATTTGGTGCAAAAAGTTCAGCCAATACACAATCAGCAGAAGATATGTATTTTTCATTCAGTTATATGGTTGATAAATACAAGAATTTTAATTTGGCAATATAAACTGTTACGATGCTTTATAACAAAACAGCAACACATTATTCATACACCAGAAACGCTTATGGAGTTTCAAAGTATGATTCAGAATGAACAGCATTTAAGTGCAATGTTCAGCCAATGGATCAAGCAGAATGATTGGATGATGCAACAGTTTATAAAATGAAGAAATTATATTGTGATTATTCATGAATTGTTGT